CTGGTGAGTATAGTTGCATCAACTTGTAGTTTTCTGAAACTAACTCTTTGTATTCTACGATGTTCTCAAAGATTTTTGCTTTGTTCTCGGGCTTATCGCAGACTTGGATGAGTTCGTTTAGGTAAACGTCTCTGTCCTCCATTAGAAGCGGGAAACGCTTTGCTACTGTTTTGAGCCCAGCCCGTGGCACACCGTCAAGGTTGTCTGACTTGTCGCCTACAATAGCGCGAGCCAAAGCGAAGTTTCTTGGGTGAATAGAAAACTCGTCCAAGATGGCTTGCTTGGTGACTGCTTTGTCTTGAATAGGTCGATAAACAATAGTTTTGTCATCACAGAGTTGGAAAAAGTCTTTGTCGGAGGAAACAATAACCTTTTCCACGTCTGGGAAGCGAGACACGATGTAGCCCACAAGGTCGTCTGCTTCTACGTTCTCTGAGATAAGTTGTGCCACGGGCATTTCGTTTAGGTATTCAACGAGCCTGCCCATTTGCCAGATACGGTTTCTGAACTGTTGGTTGTCTGACATGTGGGTGTTGGGACGGTTAAAGCGGATAGGCTTACGACCCTCTTTATAGTTTTTATTTTGTGTTCGGCGTTTTAGCGAACCACCTTCACCGTCCCACACCACTACAACAAAGTCTGGCTTAATAATGCGGCACTGCTTTTGTAGGGACTTTAAGAAACCCTTGCAGCCACCGATTGGTTCGCCATTTGATGATAGCGAAGGGTCTACAACATAGTTGCGTAAAAAAGAGTTGTTTCCATCTACTATCATCATTCTGTTCATTTTAGTCTCCAATAAAATCATCCAGGCTTTTGAGGAACCACGCTTGGAAAGCTTCTTCGTCCCAGGTGTGTAGTCCGTGCATATACATAAACCAATCTTTAAACTGCTCTGTTAAATCTACATTTACATCTACGGAGCCATCAGCGTTCTCACGCAAAGTCTTTACTGTTATGCCTAAATTCCTCGCTAGACCCCCTGACATTCCTAACTTCATAAGTGTCTTCCCCTGTGGTGTAAAAGACTTTGCGAACTCCCACAAAGTCTAACACTTGATGACACATACAGCAAGGCTTGGACATACGAAACTTGTCGTAGTTGTTGATACGAACTACAAACAAGGAAGCACCCCTTGTTGATTTCTCGGGCACTCCAAGAACAGCGGATATTTCTGCGTGTTGGGTTGCATGACCAAAGTTGTGAAAGTCGCGGAAGCGTTGTCCAAAAGCACAGTAGCAACCTTTGTTGAAGCCAACTGATACAACTGAACCTCCCTTGACTAAAACAGCACCGTGACGTAGTTTGCCATAGGTGCTTTCTTTTGCCATGCGTCGTGCCAACTCAAAATACCGCTGCACACGCCTGCTAGATTTTTTTATTTTTTGTGGCATCAAATGCTCCGCATAAGGATGGAGTATCTGTTATACACCATCCTCGTGCGAATGTCAAGCATTATTCTTCTTCACTGTCAACGTCATAGAAATGAGAAGCATCACCAGTTTGCTCGTCAAACTTTTGGATAACTTCTCTATCCATAAGTCGCAAAATCTGGTTATAAAACTTCTCGTCTTCCAAACATTCCAACCACTTTGTGCCTTGGAACTTTTGTTCACCACCTTCATCATAGATAAGTGTGTACCAAGCTCCACCAGACTTAATTTGGTCTGAACTCTTTACAGCTTGTAACCAGCTTTCTCGGTCGAGAATACGAGGGTTCTTGTCACCCCAGACAATCTGGAAGGTGCAGTTTCTACCCTCTGTACCAAAGCGAGACTTCTCCAACTTTACTTTTACTTCTGAACCGATACGGAAACCTGCATCGTTCTCAATAAAAGCGTTCTTTGCTTTTCGCTTTGTCAACCAGATACGAAGAGAATAAGAATACGCCAGAGCCTTGCCACCCGGTGTGAAGTATGGTGTGGTCATAGCCTCTGCCACATTCATGGTAATGTTGGTCTTTAACTGGTTAAGAACCAACAGCACAGAGTTACTGTTCGCAATAGGAACAGTCAGTTTTGACAAACCCTTTGATAAAATGCGTGGCTTTACTGCCATCGAGGACTGAGGGTTGAAGTCGCCTTCAATATCAGAGTTCGATGGTGTAAATGCTAATGAGTCCCAAACAAAAAGATACTTATCGTCTGTCTCGGTTAAAAGCTGCTCGATAGTTTCTAGAACCATCTCAACAGATGCTGCCTGAGCATAGATAAGGTTGTCAATATCACAGCCAGCATTTTCTAAGAAACTTGGGTCAATAGCTGACTCGGAGTCAAAATAAACCACAGAGAAGCCTTGCTTTTGTGCGTTTGCTGCAACCTGTGCAGCCATGTAAGACTTGCCGGATGACTCCATACCGGCAATCTCTGTGATGCGACCAACCGGAACACCGGCTAGTTTTCCCCGGCAGATAATAGAGTCAAGCCAGCGTGAGCCAGTTGGAATCCATTCTGTGACTTCTGTCGGGTTATCATTTTTTAAATTGTAGGCAACTTCCATGCCAGCCCTTTTATTGATAAGGGCTAACTTATCTTTCATAGATAACTTGCCTGCTTTTGAACTTTCTTTTTTTTGCCTTGGCATTATCCCTCCGTTGTAAGAAGACGGGGGGCTTGCGCCCCCCGTCCAGTGTTACACACCCATTGCAGCGAATGCGGCATCAACGGTGGAACCTGTGGAGGTATCCTCACCACCGTAGCGAACGGTCTCCTGACCACCCTCTGGCATAAGGTAGTCGTCAAGAATCTTCTGAACCTGCTCGGGAGACTTACGGTCGAAAATCTCGTAAAGGTCAATGCCGTGCTCCATCCACTCTGCTGCGGTAGAATCTTCCTCACAGAGCACAGATGGCTTTGGACGTGCTTGCAAGCTGTCAAACACAACGCGGTCTCCCTTACCAAAGTTCTTGTTGATGTAGGAAACCTTCAAGTCAAAGCCCTTCTTGGGGTCAGTCACATCGCCATAGTCCTCATCAAGAATGGTCTCAATGATGGCTTTGTAAGCTGTCTTTGGGAAGGACCAAAGAACAACACCTCGCTCTTCCTGCCCACGAATAATCGCAGGAGCATAGAAGCGCTGGGTGACAAACAACTTCTTTGCTTGGTTTTGGCTATCAGGTGTGCCCTCACGGAACAGTGAAGTAGCGAACTCACAGATGGGGCACTCGTCTCCGAAGTTGCGCTTCGGACACATTACACCACCCTTATCCACATTGTAGTGGAAGTGTAGTTCCTTCACGGGATCACCGTCAGGGTCAGGTAGAATACGAATCATGTGCGTACCAACCTCTGGCTTCCAGAACACATTGTTGTTCTTTCCACTAGCCTTTGCCTTTCCGTCAAGAACGTCGAGTTTTGCTTTAAGCTTGCTAAAATCAATTGCCATTTTATTTCTCCTTATTTGCTATAAACTTGCTATTATTATACTATTCATTACTTGCTTTGTCAATAGCCTCTACCAAAACTTTGTTTTGAACTGCTGTGGTAGAGTTTTTGACATAAATGATATCTTCTTCGTATGGTACGGAGAAGACTTTGAAAGAGGTGCGAACACCTTCTTTCTTGAAGCCGCTAAACGACTTCACTACTTTGTCATAAAGTTCTGTGTCTGTTTTTACCTTTTCCTCACTGATTCCGTAGAACACCTCCTGTTCGCGGGTGAATAAGAGTTTACCAAGATCGGTGACGCTTGTCAAGTCAAAATCGCAGTATGAGATAGAAGAAATAACTGCGTTCTGAGAACTGTCCTCGTCAAGACCAAAAAGGTTGTCCTGGCTTCTAAGCCAGTTAAAAGTGTGATAATGTCGTGCTGCGCTGCTTGCAACTGACTTCTTCATTTCTGTAAGCACCACACCTGGGGTTACTGCTTTAACCAAGTCTAGGTCAAAAAGATACCAACGCTTGAATACCTTGGAGCGCACCATTTCTTGGGTAACTCCGTGTACCAAGTTGTGTGCCATTATAGCACTTTGGTTAAGCAAGTCAAGTTTTGGTTGTAAATAAATAATATCTACTTCTTTTTCTCTTAGTTGCTCCAAAACTCGGAGCGATGTGAGCGACACCATCTCGCCACCTGAAATAACGCACGTTACTTCGTCAGATACGGTGGATAAGTACCGCTTCAACCCTTTTACGGGCTCGTCGTAGCGTTCTGGGTCGGAAAATATTGGTATTTTGAACTCCACAGCGCTGTGACCTATGGTATAGGTGTTATATTCGGGGTAGGAAGCCAAAAACTCTGCGAAAAGAGCGGCTGACTCTCCGATTGATACAATACTTCTCATAGAACTTCCCTCATGTCGCCATAGTTCTTGCCAATGTTCATGTGAAGGCTGAACTTGTGGTCTCCGTAGGTCGAAAGAATAGACATAATGTCATTTATTTTTCCTTTCTCCTTTGCATCGAAGTCCAGAACTACGCTGTCGTGGATAAAAAATGAAATGTGCGACTTCATACCCCACTCTTTCATTTTATCAGACAGTTTGGCGATGTTTGTCAAAAAAATGTCGTTAAATGTGCTCTGAACGATGTAGTTTAGTGCTCGTGTCTCATCAACCCTAATCTTCCTTCCTAGAGGGTTGGTGATAAACTCGCCATCGTAGAACTTGTTGATTATCTCCTGCCTATTAAATAGTTCTTCAAGCTGCTTGTTTTTCTTACGAGGGTCGTAGAGCCATGCGAAGAACTTCTTTTTAACTTCGTCTCGCGTGTATTTGCCACCGAAGATGTTCTCATTGACCCACTTGTGTAGGTCTCCTTCGGGGATGGGTCTGCCGGTTAGATAGAACAGTGTAGCGACCTCTGCCGAGACAACATCAAATTCAAGAAAAACGTTTCTGTAAGGCTCTATAACGCCGCGCATTTTTTTAGGCATAAGAAGTATT